AAATGTCTCTATGCTGATATCTTCCCTCAATACCAGCCTCATTAAAACTGGATGTGTTCCATCTTCCGATATAAATATATCGTCAAAATGCATCTCAGAACTTGACATTTCTTCAAAGATTTTATTAATATTTTCTGTAAAGACCATTGTGAGCGATTGCATTCGGCGTTTCCACTCTGTGAAAATCTGCTCTGCCTCATCATCAAACAATTCACCAATCCAGAAGTCGCCTCTTGCTATAAAATTTGCAACAAGAAAGCCGAAGACATCTTTCCCCTTCTTTTTGGCAATCTTGTCAAAGAAGAAACGGTCTTTCCTATTATTATAGACCTTTACAGATGACTTCGTTTTCCCATTAAACTTAAAATAGTCATAGGAATCTCTAGTAAAATGTAGTTTCAGTCCTAAATAAATACAGAAGGCATCATACCCTTTCATATGGGTAGTCTTGCCCCTCTTGGGAGAAGATTGGAATCTTGCCCCTCGGTCTGAAGTTTTTCGATTATCGGTTGTGTTAAAAATTTTGCTGCTACCTGTGGTTCAATATTATACTTATCACACAATAATATAATGGCTTCGATATATCCACCGCCATTCGTTTTCACATAGTCTTCAACATCGGCAGAAAATTTGTTGGAGTCCTCAAAAATCATAGTTCTTTCCTTACATAAATAATGATATCATAATTTACATACGATACAAGATTATTTATACATAATAGGTAAACAATTCTCAAGGAGTTTAGATAATGTCGCACACAGAACCTGATAATGTTACCATAGGTCCTTCGCCGGAAGCAGCCACTATAATAACTCATAGTCAAGATACTGGATGGGGTCCAACTGGACACTTCCAATTGATAGGAATAGCCTTTGATAATGATGGTAATACTTGGGCAAATGTAACAGAAACTAAGGGTCTTCCTGTTAGGATGGACACTTCAGATAAGCATACTTTTGGTAATTATGTTGCAGACATGTGGGCTTGTGTCGGAACTGCCGCTGGTGCTTCGGCAATGAATGTGGATATTGTCAGTAGTGCAGGACTTACGGTAAATGCAATCGTTGAAGACCTTATTGTTGGTATCACTTCAAATCTGCCATTCGCACAAATTGGTGTGTATGGAACGGGTGGAACTGCTGTCGGTATGACAGGTTCTGTTTATATTATTGGTGCGACAGGTGACATGTACCAACACCAAGGTATTGCTGTATTCGGTACTGGTGGTTCTGCTCTTGGTGGTGATGTGGGTGTTACTGGTTATGTTGGTATTGACCCAAGTAGTAATATTGGTGTATATGGAACAGGTGGTTCTGCTCTTGGTGGTGATATAGGTGTTACTGGTTATGTTGGAATCGACTCAACATCTCTCGTAGGAATTAGTGGTGGTATTACAATTGGTACGAGCATTGCACTTACCGTAACAGTAGCAGATGGTCTTACACACGGTGGAATTAGTGGTGGGTTGTTGCTTGCGGGTGGACAAGGAGTATCTTTAGGTATACACGGACTTTCAAGTGGTGTAAGAGTTCTTGCACTAAGTACAGGTTCAACTGCTGAATATGTTTATGTTGGCGGGGGTACATCTGGTGGATTAACTGGTACTGGTTATCCATTAAGAGAAATGGACGATGTGTTTATAGAAATCGATAACTTAAGTAAGGTTTGTATTGTAGCAGATAACGCAGACGCTAAAATTAGATATATTGGTAGTTAATAAATGGGACGGCATCAGGCTAAAAAAGCACTTAAGTATATGCTCCATGAAGGACTAACTGCTGGCCGGGATGCTGGTGGTCATCTTCACACTCAAAGAATTCAGAAAAAAATTACCCCCACAAAAGATTGTTGTGTCAACCGAGAAAATCCACACAGAAAATTACCAACTTCTAGTGCTTTAGTTGTAGGGTTTGATGCCAAAGGAAATTTTCAAGGTACGATTCCACATGGATTTACTCACGGGTACTGGACAACGACATTAAGACCTTACGGAGATGCCGAAGACCACGCTGGTTCGAGTGGTAGTGCTGGTTATGTTGCAAGAACACTGATGGAGTTCGATTTAGATGAAACGGGCATAACTTCCAGTGATACATTAGTATCTGCTGTTTTTTCTTTCTTCGTCTATAAATCAGATACTATTCCAGATGGTAACAAATATCTTTTTGACTTTCACCGTGTTCATCCAGGCCTGACTGCTAATACTATAGGACGAACCTCTGCCACTGCGGTAGACGCTATTGATACAACTGGCTACACCACTAGCGATGCGGACGCTTCGTTTACGATATCGATACCAACCTCTGCTGGTGGTTTAGGTGGCACGGCTGTTACAATTTTACTTGATGAAGACAAAGATGATATCAATCAAGCAACGGCAGCGGCTAACACAATCACAATTGGCACCTTTGACGCATCTGAAAACGATGACCAGGTCGCAGATTTTATTATCAATGCTATTAATGGGGTGGCCGCTGGTCGCTTCGTATATGCATCATCGGGAAATGGTCAAGCAGGCCACAACTTGGGTATTACTGCAAAACAAGGTTCAAGTGGTACTAAAATTACACTTACAGTGGATAATGCAGGTACATCTGGTAATATTAGTTCTGCACTATCCAGCACTGAAAGCCCAGGCACGGACATAGTTGATGAGGCAAACTTTACTGGTGGTGCCAGATTACCAGATAACTTTAATGAAAACGCAACTTGGTATGAATATAATCATAGCGGTACAGGATTAAGTGGTCCTGGACACGGAGAAGGTGGACCAACTGGAAGTCGTGGTTTCCTTGCAACTGATGGTACTACACACGGAAACAATCGTTGGGAATATCAGGGGCTTGGTTGGACTGGTGCCACCGCAGAACACACTGGTGATGATGTTGGTGGTGCTACTCAGTGGAATGATTATAGCGGTGGTGTGTCTGGTTCAAACCAAATTGAAATATTAACTGATAACATATACAGTTATGGATTTACCGCAGACAAAACAAATATTAAAGCGGGCAACAAACTTGATGTAGACTTTTTGGCGGCGGTAAAAGATGCAATTGCTAATTACGACAACAAACTAAGATTTATGATAAAACTTAGAAATGACCACGAATATGATTACTCTACTACAATAGCATTTATGGCAATACAGGGATCAGAACAAGGTTTAGCAGATTCGGTAGATCATACTCAAAAAGGTGCCCCCGAGTATAGCCCAAGCCTCAGGGTTGAGTACTTAAGATGATTGTTCTTTTCTAAATCTTTCTTTAGCAATTTTTGCTATTTCATTAGCAAGTTCTGTGCCTTCTAAACCACTATCTGCTAATTCTAAAGCAACTTCTTGACGAAGTTGTCTTTTTCTTTCACAACTAGGACAACCCTTTTTTCCCTCACCCTGCTGCTCTTCACTTATTATTTTTTTAATCCGTTCGTCTTCAAACCAAAGTTTACGAAATCTAGTATTAAACTTTACATCTTTGAAATTTGCTTCTAAACCTTCTGCTTTTAGTTTATCAACAATTTCTTGCCGGACTTTTGTTTTAGTTTCACAACTAGGGCAAGGCTTTTCATTATTCTTTTTTTGTTCTTCTGGTGACATCTCTGGCTTGATAAGATTTTTTGTTGAGAGAATATCATCACCAAGAATTAGTTCAATTGTTCTTTTTCTTGTTTCTTGTACATCATCTGATTCTGTCGATGGTTCATAATCACTAAACCCTGGCATTTTTCGTGGACAAGAAAGATAAGGATGGTCTAGTTTTGTGTACTCTTGCTCTGTTCCATTCAACCAACTAGTTGCCTTGTCACCACATCCACATTCATTACATAAAAATTTACCCATCTTTACTTCGGAAGGACGAAGAGCAGGACACACAGCAATGTCATCACCATTACCAAAGCAACCAAGAAGTCTAATGTCCTTTGTGGTCACATCAATCTTTTTACTACCAACGCCTTTAGACCATTTAGACTTTACATAATTTGAAATCATACTTAGGTTCATAGCCATCCATTCTCCTCATAAAAAGTTTTAATGTCTTCGTACAATCCTTTGACATAAGAAAAAGGTTTCTTTACAAATATCTGATTAGTTCCATCCTCATTAGCAATCATAATTACAATATTCTCAATCTTCATTCCAGTTTTCTCTTGGAACATAAGAGCATATGCAGTTGCTTGGTGAAAGTAATTTTCAATCCAATCTTCTCTTTTTGATTTAGTACTTCCCTTGAAGTCAATAATTGAAAGTTCGCCATCGAATTCGGCGACACAATCTACCCTACCAGCCACGCCTACATTCTCCGACCACAATGGCACTTCTTGCACATATACATTGTCGATGCGATTTAATTCTGGCTTTAATTGGTTGAAGAGTTCTACGGCGATTGGTATCTTATCGCCCCAAAGAGAATTATTGTTGTTTAGATAATGTTCGACCAGTTCGTGTAGTTGATTGCCTCTTGACAAACATCTGATTGATTCTTTTTTGTTTTCGGGGTTTTCGCGCCACTCTTTGAAGAACTCACGCTTGCTCCAACCAGTAACGGTCGTAACACTTGGAAGCCATGTGCCATTTGGCGTTTTGTAATATCGAACCCCCTCCCGTTCGTGTACTTTAAGGGAGTCAAAGTTTGAATCTAATTCAATGTGCCTAAATGTCTTGGTGTCTATCATAATTTACTATATTATACCTCACTGTATCACAAAGTCAATCTTTTTTTGCAAAGTAGGAATTTTTATCTGCCACCCTATATTTATATCTAATAAATACTGTGCCAACAGATTAAAAGAGAACTTTAAGATTCTTTATAGACCACTAAAACGGGGAGCCACCCCGTTTTTTATTTAACCTGTTTCCAAGCGAAGTCTGCCATCTTTAATAAGCCAGCACGATTTTTATTAATCGTAGCAATGAATCTTTTCCTGTTATTATCATTCAGCGAATCAGCAACCTGAATAAGAAGATTGGCAGTTTGAACATCAACCAATTCGCCGTGAATCTTTTCGGCTGTGTGAGATGATGCTATGGTATAAATCTCTCCAAATGGAGTTCCGCGTACATCCTGTTCTTTTCTTCTTCTTAAACTTGCTCTGCCTTCGGGACTCTTGAGATAATCTTCACGACCTTTAGATATCTTGCTGGATTGGCCAGAAATGTTGAGTCCTCTACCGACTTCATCCAGTTCAACGGATTCAAAGTTTAGACTCTTGAGAAGAGATTTGTTGAATTTCTTCTTTGCTTGCTCAACTGGTCCTTGATTTGATACTCTACCACTCTTGAGCATCCATACATGACCATCATATTCAAAGTAAGATTTGCCCATCCAATCGCCAAGTTTCTTGCCCTTTGATTGTATTTCTTTGAAGGTTGGCATACTATATGAAGGTAGTCCTTCATCCAGTTCAACGGATTCTTTGATACCATCGAGATAGGGATTTCGGTTCACATCTCTTTCGAATTTCTTACGACTTCTTTCATCTTTAAAATGAATTCTCACAGTGTACTTTTTATATTCACCAGTAACACCCCTTGTTCCAGTCAATCCTTTGTGCATCGCCTGTTGTGCCTCACTCATAAATTGTTCATATTCTTTTTTATCTTTACATTGATAAACCACTTCGTTCGCGGAGATAATCTTTGCCTCATCCAGTTCAACGGATTCTTCTCGATATCCGCCACCACCACCCTTCTTCGATGGCCATTTTGCCCCAATTGGTTTGCTAGTAATGCCGATGAAAAGGTCTTCTCTGCCCAGTTTAGGATTATCCTTTCTCATCTGTTTAACTTTTTTGAGCATCTGTTTTTTATTACCCTTTTCCGTTACTTTACCTTTGTAAACGATTGAGTAATATGTTGATGGTTTAAATCCCTCATCCAGTTCAACAGACTCCTTTAGTCTCTTTTTGAATTCTGGAGAGTCAGCATTATAGAACCTGTCTGCTTTTGTATCATAGTAGAACATTCTGCCTTTTACTTGAGTGCTTGTATATGGGCCCTCAAATCCTTGCTTCGTTCTATCTGGATATTTTTTATTTTGCTTTGCAGTTAGGTGAATATCCTGCCACCGTTTGCCGCCCTCATCCAGTTCAACGGATTCAGTAACAAGGTTGTTGTTCCTTGCAAACTTCTGTGCTTTAGCAACATTTATATGTGTTCCCATATAACTGAAGATTTTTCTAGAACCACGGTCAGGGTTGCTGATGATTGCCATTAGAACATTATCTTCGCCCCTTTGTATGCCGCGTTTTATAGGAATCACAACAAACTTACTATTCCCTCCAAGCACGGAGTCAGCAGACCAAGCAAACTCTGATTTCTTCGTTTGTAGAATGTGCTTCTTTACTTCTGGACTTGGGGGCACAGAAAAGTGACGAACAGACTTCTCAATCAGTTCAACGGATTCGTCTATAAAGAAGTTTGTAAACTTAGGTATAATCTGCTTCTTGTATTTTTTCTCAACATACGTCTTTGCTTTTTCAACTTCTCTCTTTGGACCATTAAAACTTACATCAAATCCGTCGCCGTCTGAACCGCTCCCACTATAAACTCTTTTAAATCTCTTGCGTAGGTCGCCTAATATTGCATCGCCTTCTTTGCTTGATTTATCTACATCAAACTGAAAACCAAGAACCCACTCTTCTGCTTCTGTAAGTACTTCTTCCATTGCTAACTTGGTAGCAGTAGCGTACATTACTTCCTTCCACCTTGCACCATATCTCTCAACGAATTCTTCTTTCTTCTTCTTGAGAGATTTAACAATTTCCTCCTTTTTTGCTACTTGGGCAGGAGTCATTTTTGGTTGTTCGGATTCGGTGAATAGTTTTAATTCAGTAAATGTTTTCATTAGAGTTCTGCCCTTGTAATGTTGAGTAATTTTTCAATTTGAAGGTTGCATTGTGCTTCTCTTTGACCTCCTGGCCAATAAAGATAATCTTTTTCTTTATTTTTGCGAAGATTTACAAGAAGAGGCACCACAACCTTCTCTACTTCTGTCATTTGTGCTTTGAGCAGTTCATCATATTGTTCTTTTACTTGAGTTGCGCCATCACAAGTGGAGTTCATTGCTAAGATTTGTGCTAATTTGTTTTGGATGTCAAGAAGTTCATCAACAGAAGTAGTTGCGGCATCATCTCCCAATAAACTACCTAATTCATTTTCATCAGCAGCCGTAAAGCCAAAATCAAACGCTGAACTTGTGTATTCTTCTGGAATGTCGTGTTGGAAATCGTTGTCTGTCATTGTGTTTTATATCTCCCACCAGTTCGGTCTGAGGCCCTATCTAGGTTTTCGTGATATCTCTTTGGAAGAATTTTCTTCGTATTATTTAGGATTTCTCTAAAGGCAGGGTGTGGTTTTAAAGTTGTATCATAACCACCAACAGGTGCAGTCGAGTGATGTCTATAAATATTTCCTTTTTTTGCGCCGCAATGTGGACACTTTTTATTAACAGGCACCAAACAATCTTTGACTGTTTTAAACTCTTCCCATATCTTTTCACACCCCTTACAGGCATATTCGTAATTTGGCATATAATATTTCCTTCTTATTATGTATTATATAGGAAGGTTTTAATTCATCAATTTTTATACATATATTAGTGAGTGAAAACCACACATATCGAATTAATAAACGACGACGCCTTAACGGCATCGTCGTTTTTTGCTGACTGTCGAGCCAGTGTAACCAGTCGTTACGCTGTTCATTAGGAATTTCGCTACCTTTCGACCGTCATTCATAGTAGGCATCCCTCCGACCAAAATCGGAGGGTTGTCTTTATTTATACTATTTGCTGTTTCTTATTTCGTTGTTGGCCACTTATCGAACGATTTATCCCAAGGTCCGTGATGTCCAAATCCACCGAATTGATTTCGTGTTGCTTCTCTTGGAGTGTACTTTACTGCATTTTCTACCTTAAATGATTTATAGAATTTCTTTATGCTCCATCTACCACTTTCACCAATATTTGTATCGTATACCTTTCCCTTATCTTCTATCCAAGCGTGAGGAAATGTTTGTCCTAAACCGTTTGTCACTATACCGTGTACCACTTTGTGTGTTCCGCCCTTGTGGTGTTCTATGTTCCAATCATTTGCCCATTTGAAACAATCACCACATACCATTGATTCTACTAGTTCCGTCCATTCACGGAACTGTGCCATCGTGCGTCCAATTTCTGTTCTTCCTCCACCTATATTAGATGGGTCTGCACTTCCACCGTCTACCCAAAGACCAACATCATATGCATTATCAAGTCTTCCTGCCAGTTTGGTGGTTGCTAATTCACCAGACTTGATGGAACCTTTGCCCTCACCATATTCCCACAACTCAAGACTTTTGATTCCTTTTGTCCAGTCTTTCTTCTTATCAATCTGTTTTGCCACTTGGTGAATTGTTTGGATATCATATCCACCAATAGATGCATATTTACCAAGGACAATGCGACACCAACCCTTCTTCATTGCAAGGTATTCTATGGAGGAATCTCTGTCATAGGGTGTACCAGCGATAAGTTGTTCTAAATATTCCTTTGCCTCTTTTTTTGGGTTGGGCGCACCAAATGAAGAATCAAACCGTACTTCCAAAACATCTAATACTTCTTTTTCTCTTATACCAAACTTGGATAGGTTCTTTACAATATATTGAACATGGTATGGTTTCATACCCTTCCATACTATTATCTTTCCTGATTTGTGTACAAATCCCTTTTCATCTCTTCCACCACCATGTCCACCAGCAGCAACCGCTCTTCCTAGTTTTGCTTTTATTTTTACTGGTGCTTCTGTTAATTCTGTTTCTTCTGCTAAAGATTTAAGTTGTTGAGCAATTGTCGATAATTTTAATTCTATCATATTTGCAGGGATTTTCGTCCTTTTATGGTCATTCCAGAGTGCTGCCACTTCTCTTGTGCTACCTGCTCCAATTATTGGAAGTTTTAATTTACCCGAAGCCATTGCTGTTATGACTGCAAGAATAAACTTGAGTGGGTCATCATGTTTTTTAACTAACTGCATAAGACGAGGAATCTTTTCAAAAGAGGAAGGGTATATCTTCTCCTGTTTTGCAGGGATATAGTCTTTTCTTTCAAGATGTTGTTTAAATGATTTCATTTTATCTCCAAGGCTCACAAGATAGTTTTAGTGAAGATGCCATTGCTTGTGATTCTTGCTTGAATCTTATTTTTAATATTGACATATCACCTGCTGATACACCAACCGAATCGTTACCCACTGCTTGTATTGCAATTCTCTCAGTTGCCAGTACAGTTGCTTTGTCATTTGCAAGTGGGTCAGAAATGCTCGCAGTAAATGGTCCTCTTCCATGACCCGTTACTTTAATATATCTAGGAAGAACTGGTTTTGCATCCATACATTCATCCATAATAAAGTTACGAAGTTGCTCTTGTTTCATAGAAGATAGTTTTGTTAACAATTGATTACGAAGAGCGTTGAGCATCATATCTCTTGCTTGATTTGCGGGTGCTGTAAGTTTACTGTTTGCTCTAATTTCTTTTTTTCTTGCAGAGGAGGATAAACTTAAATTAAATTTATTAGCAAAATCCTCTTGTGCTTGTTTGTGAGTTCCAGATAAATCTATTCCTAAAATTCTACCAAATGTGCCTGAGCCTGGATTCTTAAATCCAATATCACCCTTACCCTTTGTAGATTTTGCAGACAATCCCAAGAATTGACCATCAGAGAATAGTGCAAGCACATCTGTTGGATTCTTTCTTGAATCAACTTCATAACCAACCGCTCTAGAGAGAACACCCTTTCTTGCAGTCCACCAAGTGCGGGTAATCTTTCCTCTGTATCCATTAGAAGCCGCCCATCTCTCAACTTCTTCCGCCATTACCCATGCTCGTTCGCTTTGTTGTTCAAACTCATCATCGTCTGTTATAGAAGATTTTAAATCATAAGTTTTCTTAACATTTCTGCCGTCATATACTTTACTCCAATCATTATCAACAAGATACCAAGCGAGCAGTATCTCATTAATATCTGCACTAGCAGTCAAGTCTCTTTCAACAACAAAATGTTTAAACGATTTCAATTGTCTTCTTCTCTTTCTTTTTCCATTTTGTTAAATGATTTTTCTAAATTCTTTTTTGTGTTTTCAACACCAATATCATCAACATCAAATTCTATTCCTTTTGTTGGATCACCTATTGCCCAGTCACCTTCTACTTCTTTGTCTTTCAATACATTTTCATCTTCATCAGGTTTTACCTGAGATGGATATTGCCTCATTGCCCAGTTTTTAAAAGATTGTGGTTTCATTCGTCTTTCCACCAGACTCTATCTTCACCCTTTGAGTTGATTCTCTTAGCAAGTGCTTTCAATGTTCGATTCTTGAGTGCATATTTGGTGAGGCGACTATTGAGAATCAACACATGTAAATTACCGTCAGACACATCGCTCGGTGAGCCAAATTCATCTGAATTGAAAAAGTTTATCATTCCCTTTGCATAATCTCCATCAAACTTCTTACCAGTCATCGCATATACCACTGGTTCGTGTAGAGCATCCTCCGTGTCCCATGCCCACATCTTGCCTTTCATGTCTACAACGAATCTCAACTCTTTGAAATTTGACTTCTTCATCAATGCTCTCATCTCTGGTTCGGTCGGATTCTCTAGACCACGAAAGTCTTCCCATTTTGCACCTTTGTATGGTGCTATAGAACTGAGTTTAGCGGCTTTCTCTGTGATATGTTGCTTGAATGATTTCATTATTTGCCCCGTGGATGTCGAGGTACTACTGCACCGCTTCTCCTACGAACTGTAACCTTTGGATATAACTCAAACCCTTTTCTGATTAGTGACATAACCGACATTTGTAGACCTTCTGGAGTCTCTATATCACCTAAGGTCGCCATTTTGTTATCATACCTATATCCCAACTTAGGAGCATATCGTTTTACTAACTTCTGATATAAGTTAAGTCTACTACCAATCTCATTGTCTTTAGTTTTTACTCCTATCACTCTTATGATATCTGGTTTGTTTTTCTTAACATATTCTTGCACAACATCCAATACCGTAGCAAAGATTCTCATTGCATCACCTCCACCTGATATATCTGCTCTCATATCTGTTCGTGGGAGCATAGGACTAATATCTGATATCGCTTTCCCAAGTTTATCACTGGGGTCTTGAACAGCAAAATGCATCTCCATATATCTACCCTGATTTCGTGGAATTGGTGGGAGCAGTTGCTTGGGACCAATAATGTCCCATTCGTATATGTGTACCTCAACCTTTCTCTTATCAACAGTTTCAAACGCATACTTCT